TCAGCAGCAGCTCTATCAACTAGTTCAGTTGAAAGGTTTGCAGAGATAACTTGCTCATTGCCTAGGTGCTCTACGTGCTCGTTCCACATTGCTGTAGAAACAGCTGTAGAAAGTGCAGCGTCAGCAGTAGCTCTTGCAACTAGTTCAGTTGAAAGGTTTGCAGAGATAACTTGCTCAGCAGCTAGGTGGTGAGAGTGCTCAGCTAGGATAGCTAGAGAGAACTCAGTAGAAAGTGCAGTATCAGCATTAGTTCTATCAACAACTTCTGTTGAAAGGTTTGCAGAGATAGCATTATCACCTGTGATTCTATCAGAGATTTCACCTCTAACTTCAATAGAAAGGTTAGACCAATCTGTATCGTGTTCGTAAAGAACTGTAGAGATTGATGCTAGAAGATCACCGTCAGCTAACTGGAATGCAGAAACAACTTCAGTTAGAGAGTCTAGAGCTTCTGGATCGATGTTCGCAAGAACGCTGTCGATTCTATTGTTTAGGTTAAGGTCAGCTGTTGATCTAACGTAAGCTTCTGTTGAAAGGTTTGCAGTTAGAGTAGCATCAGCATTAGATCTTGCAACTAGTTCAGTTGAAAGGTTTGCAGAGATAACACCGTCAGCAGTAGCTCTTGCAACTAGTTCAGAAGAAAGATTAGCAGAGATAACTTGCTCAGCAGATAGGTGCTCAGAATGCTCAGCTAGGATAGCTAGAGAGAACTCAGCAGAAAGTGCAGCATCACCATCAACGTGGTGCTCGTGCTCTGCAGAGATAGCAATAGATAGATCTTCAGCAAATGAAGCATCAGCAAGTGATCTAACGTAAGCTTCTGTTGAAAGATTTGCAGTTAGAGTAGCGTCAGCTGTTGATCTAACGTAAACTTCTGTTGAAAGGTTTGCAGTTAGAGTAGCATCAGCATTAGATCTTGCAACTAGTTCAGAAGAAAGATTAGCAGAGATAACTTGCTCAGCAGATAGGTGCTCAGAATGCTCAGCTAGGATAGCTAGAGAGAACTCAGCAGAAAGTGCAGCATCACCATCAACGTGGTGCTCGTGCTCTGCAGAGATAGCAATAGATAGATCTTCAGCAAGTGCAGCGTCAGCATTAGTTCTTGCAACAACTTCAGCAGAAAGGTTTGCAGAGATAACACCGTCAGCAGTAGCTCTTGCAACTAGTTCAGTTGAAAGGTTTGCAGAGATAGTTTGATCACCTGCGATTCTGTCAGAAATCTCGCCTCTAACTGCAATAGAAAGAGAATCCCAATCTATATTGTGTTCGTAAAGAACTGTAGAGATTGATGCTAGAAGATCGCCGTCTGCAAGTTGGAATGCAGAAACAACTTCAGTTAGAGAATCTAGAGCTTCTGGATCGATGTTCGCAAGAACGCTATCAACTCTATCGTTTAGATTTTTGTCAGCAACTGATCTAACGTATGCTTCTGTTGAAAGATTTGCAGTTAGAGTAGCGTCAGCTGTTGATCTTGTAACCTCTTCAGAAGAAAGGTTAGTAGATAGAGTAGCGTCAGCTGTTGATCTTGTAACCGCTTCAGAAGAAAGGTTAGTAGATAGAGTAGCGTCAGCTACTGATCTAACATAAGCTTCTGTAGAAACCGCAAGACCTCTATCAATAACTTCTGTTGAAAGGTCAGTAGAAAGAGTTTCATCACCAGCAATTCTTGCTGCTTTTTCAGTAGAGAATTCTGATGAAAGAACTGCACCACCAATGATGTCACCACCTTTAACCGTACCCCAGTTTACTGAAGTTAGGAAATCTGCGATTTGTTTTGAACGAATTTGTGCCATGTTTAAATTTGGTTTTTATTTATTTGTTCACATACCGGACATTATTGCCCGATGTATTTTATATATCAAAAAGGGGACCACTATTGGACCCCTTTTTACATAATATATTGGTATAATTCAGTTTTTTTAAAAAAAAATCAAAAAAACTTTAAACGTCAAATGATGATGCTTGATAGATGATATCTACATCATCGGATGGATCTAATTGATAACCAGCCGCTGAAGCATTCCAAATAAGAACATCACCCGCTGAAATGTCTTTAATCAGCTTAGCAACCATTGCATTACCGTCTGTATTATAACCAGCATCTGTTGGATCTGTGAAATAAGAATCTTCAGTATTATCGCCGTCACCAATGTTAATTTCGACACCATTGATTTTTACAATAACATCAGAATCAGCAAATGGCGTATAATCAATATCAAGACCTGTTACAAAGTGATCGTGAGTTGTTGTTGCAATAACTGTTTGGTTTTTATCTACAGATACATTAATGCCAGTCTCTTGTTCTTGTTGGGCACCTTCCAACATAAGAAGGATTGGTGCTGTTCCCATTGAAGAAGATGTGATACCGTTCTGGTTGATGTATGTACCAGTACCAGTAATCAAGATATCACCACCATCTTGTCTTTCAAGAACAAGATAACTTACAGAAGTTGCAGGCGTTGCAGAAGCAATACCCATACCACCTGTAAATGTATTACCAAATGCATCTTGGTCTGTGCCCGTGATATTAATTGATGCCGTTGCAGTTGTAGCTTCAATTGTTAGGATGCCAAATACCGTTGGAGATGGACCATCACCTGGAAGTGTTGCTGAAGCTTCAAGATTAACGCCGGCGGCTTGGAACTCTGTATTAAGAATTGTTGCGATTAGTTGCGCGTTCAATGTTAAATACTGTGGAGCACCTGGGAATGGAACAGTTGTTGGAGCAGTATTGCTATCAAAAGTAACTGCGACTGAATTTGTACCATCCGAGAAAGTTGCTGTTAGTGGTTCAATTGTATTACCACCGTCTTGCGAAAGTACAATAAGTGAAACTGCAATTGTTGAAGCAGATGCTGCAGATGAAACTGTCGCATATGAACTTACAAAAGAAGCAGTTGTTTTATGGATTTCACTTGAAGTATTGATTAGGTTTGCAAATGCTTCTACCGTTGCAGGTACCAAGTGTACATTACCATCAAATACTGTTGTATTATTAATCTTTACAACATCAGATGCCGTTGGCAAATAGTTTGATGCTGTTGATTGAATTCTTGTTGGTGTTGCATTTTTAATCTGCAAGAAAAGCGGAAGTGCGCCAGGATACTTTATTGTTGAAAGTGCACCTGGATTTGCCTGGCTAGCATAATAAATATCACCAACAGTACCTGTCAATAATTCAGGTGATGTATGGTTGTCAATAATAGTATTAAATGGCTTTACATAAATAACTGTATTGTTCATAATCTTTTCGATTACAACACCGACAGGAATTTCCGCAGCATTTTCGCTACCATACTTAACCATTTCACCTGTTGATTTATTAACAGTTACAATATCGCCTTTATTTATAGAAAGATTTGGTAAATCAAATTCAAATCTATATCTCTCTGATTCTTCTTCCGCAGCAAATCGAGATTGAATCTTGTCAATTGCAAGTGGAATAGTAAAGAATGACTGAACATCAGGTCCATAAATAAGTGGTACCCTGTTATCAGATAATTCAAAGAAAGCTACTTTATTACCAATTGTAATTTCAGAAAGTGCATAAGTCTTATACACAATCATATCTACGTCAATTGCAATAAATTCAATAGAAATTGCATCTTTTGCAATTACTTGTTTAATATTTAAAACAATTTGTCCGTTTACTGTTGTAATCCAGTCACCACCTTTGATATCGATGGCATTGTATTGTTTAGCAACACCCGATCTTGTTTCAGCTGTACCGATTGTTTGGTAGTTAATGCCTTCAACTTTAATTCTATAAGTTTTGTAAGCACCAGTAAAGTTAATTTGGGTATCGTCAATATATTCATATTTGTCGACACCTTCAAATTCTGTTACGGTACCATTCAAAAATAATGGTGGGGTTGTTGGATCGTAAATAGCCATATTAGAATACAAATATCACGTAAACGTGTGGATTTTTAATATTAGGGAATGATGTTGGGCTACCAAACTTCATATAATCAGATCTTGTATCAAGATCAATACCAACATTAAATGAACCAAAGAAATCTGGTTCATATTGAGTTGAAGTAATAGCCGTCATATTTGCTGGGCCTGTTTTAATAATAACATTGGCAGCATCTTTATCGTAATGGTGTACTTTGTATGTTGAATCCAGCGGATTCCATGCCATAACAAGAATACCAACTGGTGGATTATTTTCATTTGCAAATGAAACTGTCGCTAAACCAGTTGCGCCACCTGAGATTGCAGTGATTGATGCACCTGTAGTTGTATAACCTGCTTTAGATTGGAATGAGTGTGAACTAATACCTGAAATCAAGTTACTAGATGAATCGTAATTAAGTCTTAGAAGATACTTTGTATAACCAGCACCTGAACCCGTTGGATCAGACCAAGTTACATTGTATGCAGATGAATCTACTTTTGTAAGTACTTGACCAGAAGTACCACCCGTTGGAACACCAGCACCTTGAGCACCTTGAGGACCTTGTGGACCGTCAGCACCTTGAGCACCTTGAGTACCTGTTAAACCCTGTGGACCTTGAGCACCATCAGCACCTTGAGCACCCGTTGAACCTTGAGCGCCTTCCGCACCTGCAACGCCTTGAGCACCTGTTGCACCTTGAGCACCTTCTGTACCTTGAGCACCTGTTGCACCTTGAGCACCTTCAACACCCTGAGCACCTGTTGCACCTTGAGCACCTTCAACACCCTGAGCACCTGTAGCACCTTGAGCACCTTCAACACCTTGAGCACCTGTTGCACCCTGAGCACCATCGGCACCTTGAGCACCTGTTGCACCTTGAGCACCTTCTGTACCTTGAGCGCCTGTTGCACCTTGAGCACCTTCTGTACCTTGAGCGCCTGTAGCACCCTGAGCACCATCGGCACCTTGAGCACCCTGGGTACCAGTAGCACCTTGAGCACCTTCTGTACCTTGAGCACCTGTAGCGCCTTGAGCACCTTCTGCACCTTGAGCACCCTGAGGACCTTGAATAGAACCACCGTCTACCCATTGTGAACCGTCCCAAACATATAAATGATCTGTGTCGTCTGCGATATAAGCATCGCCAATAGACATACCAGATGTTGGTAAATTAGAAGAAGAAGCAACCGCACCTTTAAATGTAATACCCATACCAGGTGAACCTTGAGCACCTTGAGGACCCGTAGTACCTGTTGCACCTTGAGCACCTTCTGTACCTGCAGCGCCTTGAGCACCCGCTGCACCTTGAGCACCTTCTGCACCCACAGCACCTTGAGCACCTTCTGTACCCGCAGTACCTTGAGCACCTTCTGTACCCGCAGCACCTTGAGCACCCGTCGCGCCTTGAGCACCTTCTGTACCTGCCGCACCTTGAGCGCCTTCTGTACCTGCCGCACCTTGAGCGCCTTCTGTACCTGCAGCGCCTTGAGCACCCGTTGCACCTTGAGCACCTTCTGTACCTGTAGCACCATCAGCGCCTTGAGCACCTGTAGCACCATCAGCACCTTGAGCACCTGTAGCGCCATCAGCACCTTGAGCACCTGTAGCTCCATCAGCACCTTGAGCACCTGTAGCACCATCAGCACCTTGAGCACCTGTAGCACCCGTTGAACCTTCTGGACCAGCAGCACCTTGAGCACCGGCAATACCTTGAGCACCTTCTACGCCCGCAGCACCTTGAGCACCTGTAGCACCATCAGCACCTTGAGCACCTGTAGCACCCGTTGAACCTTCTGGACCAGCGACACCTTGAGCGCCCGTTGCACCTTGAGCACCTTCTGGACCCACAGTGCCTTGAGCACCATCAGCACCTTGAGCACCTGTTGGACCTTGAATAGAACCACCGTCTACCCATGCAGTACCATTCCAGATAAATAGTGAATCTGTATCTTGTACAATATATGCATCGCCAACTACCGCATCATTTGGAAGATTACCAATACTTTGTACATTGCCTTTAAATACAATGCCCATACCCGGTGTTCCAGCAGCACCTTGAGCGCCCGCTGCACCTTGAGCACCTACAGTACCAGCGCCACTAGCACCGCCGTATGTATCAAGCATATACGTTACTGATTGGCCAACTGCAAATGTATAAGGGCTTTCAACAGGAGAATATGAGTTATCCTCGTAGGTTACGAAAACTTCAGTGTAATCATTATCATTATCATCACCACCGCCTATTTCAGCATTAATTCTGCTGTAGCCAGTAATTTCGTAAATAGCGTATCTTTCTGGATTATCAACATCTACGATTGTAATAGTTGCACCTAAAGCAGGATTACCAAGGTCTCTCTTAGACAAATAATTTTCTAGAAGAACGTTTCTTACATTATATTGATCTAGATTATAAAACTTGATAGATGATACAAGCGTTGGATTTGATGAATTGAATGTAACTGATTTTAGATCAGGGTTTGAACCATCAATAGCTGAAACATTATATAAAACTTTTGCAACATTGCCAGGACCCGATGCTGTTGAACCAGAACCAGAACCTGAAGTGCCTGAACCACTGCCAGCACCTGGAACCGATGATCCATTATTATCACCAATCAAAAGTTGTGGTAAAACATACGTCTTAGCAGATGGATAATAGTTTGAATATGTAATTGTTACTTGTGCGTATACATTACCCGCAGCCATTGAAGCTGCTTGCTGCGCCGTAACACTAAATGAAATATGACCTTGTGTAGATGAAGCTGGAGCACCAATTGTTAGTGGATTTGTTTGTCCAGGAATAATTGGGTTTGAATATTGGTAGGTTTTTTGACCAAATGAATTATAAAGAGATACGGTAATTGCATCAGCATCTGCCGCATTTAATTGATTATTAATATAATCTTTATAAAGAATAAGTTCAACCGTTGTAGCAACACCTTGTTGTAGTGAAATCCCCATAGGGATAAAAGCCATAATGTCGTCTTTAGAAACGTAAGGCATAATTTTGGTATCTTATTTTGTATTTCTTTTATATATCTTATGTATTTTAGGCAAAGTCCCTAACAAGTGCATTAAACAAGACCGCTTTAGCTACTGGAAGTATAGCATCTTCAAACGGTATATCCTTAAAAGCAATGCCTAATCTGCAAAACATTAAAGTCTCATTTTCATTTTGATATTGATCATAAAACTTTACAATATTTTCTTGATTATTCTCAAATACTTCAATATTTTTTAGTTGAATTTGTCTCCAAGAATTAGACATTTTAGTTGGTTTATCAAAATAAAATGTGTATATGGATTCATTATATGGAATGATCATGTATCCGGCATTTAAAAGCGATTGTTTTTTTGGAATCCAAGTCAATCGAATACTTGATTCAACTTTTCTCCAAATTTCACGGGCGTCCATATAGACATCACCAAATTCTACAATAGCTTCATCTACAATATCATCTACAATACGATGATTTAGGGCATCATCAGTTTGTAAGTCTTCATAGATTATTTCAAAATTGATAAAGTCAATATCCTTTGGGACTCTTAATTGTTCGTCCTTGACTTCAATTTCATATTTTATACGATACAGTGAATCTAGCTGATTTTCGACATATTCGATAACCGGCCAGACTTTGTGTTCTTTTAAATCCTTTCTAAGACGTGACAAAATTGCCAACATCCTATAATGTTTCAATTCATAATCAACAGGACCATCTGTTAACCATGACATGTTGTCTTCATTTGCCATACCAAGTATATATCAGTATAGCGTTTTAGTCATCTTTTACCAGAGTGATTTATTTTGCACTATTTTTTTCCAGTGTGGTGCTAATTTTCGCTCTTTTGGTTTTAGAATATGGCGTGGTTGTTGGTGTTGCATCCTTGGTATCAATTGAATTTCTTCAAACGATTTTAGGGGACGATTTTCAACAATTGCCTTTATATAAAAATAGAGATCACGTGTTGTACCGTCAAACGTTTCCATAATTTCAACAACCCTGTCAACATTGATATGAAATTCTTTGGCTAATTCATCTTGTAGCGCAATTAAACGATTGTGCTCATTTTCAAGATGTGTTTCCATCATAATCTTGATGCGCTTATTTTTCTTTTGGCGCTCTTGAACTTTAAGTTCTTCAAGCGTATCATGATGGTACCCCTGCATTGCATCAATTTCTGCACATTTTAGGCGATATATCTCTTCTTCTAAATATGTTTCAGCACCGAGCGGATCTTGTTCAAATTCACCAAATTCAATTTGTTGAAGTAGTTTTGAACCGCCTTTAAAATACTGTGTACGATCAAGCTTTTGTGTAGGGTAAAACCTACGCCACCATGTAAATTGACTCATATCTTATTAAAGATTATCGCGGACAGCGTTATGTAAAATCATTTGACTAGTTGGTGCAATACCAAAGCTAACCCAATTATCGATATTATTGAATCGTGAACGACACAGATCCATAATAGTCTCATCAAACGGCAAATGATTGCCATTGTTATCGGTCACGGGATGCCATACAGTTTCCCATCCCTCATTGAGGAATGTAACCCATGCCATTTCTTGATTCAAATCTAGTACCATGTGTTTGTGCTTTAATTATACTACTAATATAATAAAAAAACCCGACATAAAAAAATGTCGGGCTAACTTTTTTGCAAATATTTTAAAATTATTTTGCTTTCTTCTTTTGAATCTCTTCTATAAATTCATCGGCTGAAGAAACTGAATTTACAATCTTATTAGATTTCAATCCCCATTGCATAATGAACCAATCCATTTCCATTTCTGCAAACTTTTGTGAAAGACCTAATTGTTCTTTCAGGTGTTTAACACCCCATTGCACAAATGTTTGTTCTTGTTCATGTGTGACAACATATTTGGTGTACCACAATTGATCTGACTTCACATCATCATATGTTTTACCAAATGGCTCTAGTTGCTTATTTACTAAAGCTAAGAAAACTTCTTGTTGCTTCATTTTTTTAAACATTAGTTAAAAATTAATTCTTGTGAATCAAGAACACCCTGGTCTTGAAGATACACAAATTCATTAATTGACATTGATACCATAACGGTGTTTTGTGTTGCTATGCCAGAATAATTAATATGAATACCACTAACATCAAGTGGTGCGTCAGGTCCAATCAAACCTGAAAGTAAGATTACATCCGATGGGTGTACGTAGATATGAACTTTCATATTATTTATATATCTTATCAGAACATGCTTGACATAGTTGTCCGGCACCCTCTACATAATTATTACGAAAATCAATATGAATTGTTTCATCATATTGTGTTTCGGTGTTGCAAGATACGCATTTATCTTTAGCCATTTTAAACTGTTTTAAAGTTAGTGACCCGTACGAGATTCGAACTCGTGATCTTCTCCGTGAAAGGGAGATGTCCTAAACCGCTAGACGAACGGGCCGAATATTATATATTACCATTTACCAAGTGGACATTTTGAACGAGGTGAAAGTGTTTTTGCTGAAAGATTACAACCACAACCCCGTGTTAAATTTCCAGTAACTGTATGTGGTGCAACCTTCGTTGGATCGCATACAGAACCAGATCTTAGTCCACATTCATTACATTGATTAAGTCTTTTTTCTGAAAGTGCTTTTAATTGCGGATCAAGTGTATTAAACTTATCTTTAATTAAGTGTGCCCAACCTGTCAATATTTCATTGATTGTTTCCGGCTTCACTTTCTAAAACATTTAATCTACGTGTGTTAGCATCAACAATAGAACGTGTACGATCTGTAAACGTAGCAACCTGTTGAAGTGACTCATTCAATTGTTGAATATCCTGAGTAAGTGCATCCATACGTGAAGAAAGTTCACGCATGTTTTGAATGTGAGCTGCCATACCTGATTCAAGGGTACTAATCCGCTCATTCAAATTCTCTTCAAATTCAAAATTCTCAAACGAAACATCCATAATATCATTGTTTATTTTGATATGTAAATATACCACTGCAATAATGGATGCTATTGATAATATAATTGAAATCATTTTTTAATAGATATTTTTTTATATCTTTTATACTTATTTAAATAAAAATGTTTCAAAAATAAAAAAGGGTATACCTTTCGATATACCCTTTAGACCGGCAGTCAAGTAGTGGACCGTAACGGATTCGAACCGTTGACCCCCTGCGTGCAAGGCAGGTGCTCTAGCCAGCTGAGCTAACAGCCCAAGTTGATTGGTAATCAACATGCGATTGTTGAGGACAATCATAACCTCCACTTGGCTCCACCTTGTTTTTATAAGAGACAAGGAACTCTTTGGAGCGAAAGACCGGGTTCGAACCGGCGACCCTGACCTTGGCAAGGTCATGCTCTACCAACTGAGCTACTTTCGCATTCTTGGGGCTTCTCCTCTTTAGCGCGCTTTCAGCATCAAGGACCCTACCTAAGCGATCCGTCGACCGTGCTCTTAGGGTTTTACGTTTACCTCCCCATTTGGAGCCTCTTGTCGGACTCGAACCAACGACCTACTGATTACAAATCAGTGGCTCTACCAACTGAGCTAAAGAGGCATTTTGACTTAACCACCTCCCTATCTGCAGATGCATGAGACTGCCGAGCTAATTGCATATACAGTCTAGTTAAGTCATGGAAACGGTTCTGTTAAAGTGCTAGCCCCGTCCCCACGGCTAGACTCAGTACGATTACTTTGCTGCGTCTGAAGCACCTGGACCCTGTACCATGCCACCTTCTTCAGCTTCAACGTGACCTGGGCCAACGATGTCATCTTCGATAGGAGTAGCAACCACTGTAGTGTCAACAGTTGTTTCTTCAACTTGAGCAGCTTCTTCAGTACAAGCTACTGCAGCAAATGCTAGAGCAGCAAATAAAAGAACCTTTTTCATATCTTTGTTAATTTTAAGGTTAAAGGGAACTCTATTAAGTTCCTTTGCGGAGGCGGTAGGATTCGAACCTACGGACCTGTTACAGTCAACAGTTTTCAAGACTGCCGCGATCGACCACTCTGCCACGCCTCCTTTTGTTATTATCAATATTTCAAAGAACACAAATTATACATTGAATGTATTATTTGTTTCAGTTTTTGTTGAAATTTCTTTCAACTTTTGTTGCTCTAAGAGCGTACACGTCTGGGTTGTGAACCCGACAGGATTCGAACCTGTGACCGTCTCATTAGAAGTGAGATGCTCTATCCAGCTGAGCTACGGGTCCAAATCATTTTAGATTTAGTTTGTGCGGATGAAAGGAATCGAACCTTCACTTCGTAAGAAACCAGATCCTAAGTCTGGCGCGTCTACCAATTTCGCCACATCCGCATTGGAAGCCGAAACTTCCGTTGTGTAATCAAAAAAAACAAAGAACTAAACTTACTTTATTTATACTCTCAAGCTTGAGTTTGTTTCGTTTGAGATTTATATATTTTCAACTTTTTTTACCTCATTGATTTTTTCAAAACGGTAATTGTCTTTAATATAAAGATTCAACGCTTGACCTTGTGACTTTGCATTAACAAAGGCAACATAGTCCATTACAGATACTTCGTAATAAATATAACTTGCATGGCTAAAATGTACAGTCAATGTTTTATGCTCATAGTTATAAGAGCTTGATTGTACTGTTGAACTATCGTAAGTATTATTTTGAACTTTAATCATAGTAATTTCTTTTAACAGTTATTATACATTGCCTTTTAGAAATGTTTCTAAAGTTACAATAAAAATAAAAATATTTTAAGGATTAAACAAAAGGGAGTAAACTAGCGTATAAGTTATGGTTTTATGCCTGAGGGTAAAATATAACTTTAAATATTCTGGTTTGTAACATAAACTGGAAGTGTTCCAGAGAGCGCTCTTTCAAGTCTCTTAATAGCTTCGGCCAATTCTGCATTATTTGCTACTGGTGCTGCCGCTGTTGTATTTTCAGCGTTAGCTGTAGACCTACCAAGGCCAAGTGCATTACCAGCCCTTTCAATAATTCCAGGATTATTATTTCCACCAATGTTCTGTGCAAACTCATCAAGCTTTTCAACAAGCATTTCAATTGCCTCAACCATAGATTCACCCATTTGCTCGATTGCAGTTTCACCACCATTTTTAGAAAGGTATGCAAGGCCTTCGTAAAGTTTTCTAACCTCTGTAACCTTTTTAAGGTCTAGATCATTGATTGATTCTTTCCAATCTTCAAAAGAATCTGCAATATCTTCGTTGGCGTCAGCCATTCTTTGATATGCCATTGAGATTAAAAAATAATCATTTGGCTTTAATTCAGTAGAGTTTGCAAAGAATGAACTCGTTAGGGTTTTAATAAGTAATTGTGTCTTATTACCAACTGCTCTAACTTCTTCTTCTTTGATATCATTAAATGTTTTAACAAATTCTGTCAGCTTAATAAGAGGATCACCCATCTTTTTAACAACATTAATACCTTTTTCATAGTCAGAGCTTGTGAACCAAGTGCTACCCTGTGCGGCCTCTGATTGGCCAACCTCTGAGAATGTCTTAGAAAGAGCAAGAACAATATTTCTTGTATTTACACCAACCATTGCAAGGTCGTCAGTTGTGATAGATCTAAATTCAACAGGATTACCGTTCTTATCCCATTTTGTTGGGAACTTTAACATTGCCATATATTGAACACCTTGTGCAATACCTGAAAGCGCACGACCCATACCTGAAACTGCTTTAATACCCTGGTAAACCGATGAAGTTCCCGAATAATCACCCATAAGAACAGATGAAATAGAAGGACCACCGCCCGGATACTTTGCGCCAATTTCACCAAACGCTGTTGCAAGTACAGTTGTTACTTTTGCAATACCATCTGGAAGTGTTTCATAATTAATATCAAGTGCTTGAAACTTTTCAATGCCTTTGGCAATTGATAATAGGGCAATACCAGACATAATTAGGGCTGGTGCGCCAGCATACATACCTGCAATTGCAAGCGGTGGAAGCATGAATGAACGTGCAATAGATAGTAGTGCCCATTCCATGTTTGACATTGGACGACCACCTTTCATAATTGTAATACCAAGCACCTCAACAGGTTCTGTAGCATTACCTGAATCTGCAAAAATACCACCCGGTGCAAACATCTTAGGGCTTAAAGCATTTTGCATTGCCGAAATACCAAAAGATATTAAGAGCAGCGCCAAACCAGACATTATCATTGCACCAGCACCTGGAATAATAAACGCTGCTGCGGCACCCGCACCTGCCATTACAAGACCAAGACCGGTTACAGTTGCACCGATTTGAGCAATAGATTCCCAACCATCTGCATCTGGTTTGATTGCAGCGGTGAATACCAACATTGAAAGTGAAATTGCAAGAATTGGAAGTGTTGCAAATAACATTGCCATGGCACCTTGCCTAATAAGACCGCCAAATATACCAGCTATACCAAATACAAGTGCAGTACCAAGTACTAGTGACCCGACCATTGCCAGTGTTGTAAATGGAGCGCCGGCATAACTTAAAATAATTTCAGCTAATACAAAACCAGCGGCTAAAGAGACAATAGCCAAACCTGCAATAGCAAGTCCAGTAGCAACCTCTTTGATTTCTTTTGTGATTCCCATTTTACCAAGCATCCAGAACATACCACCAACAATGGTAATCATAAGCACCGAAAGCATTAAACCTGGAATACCTATAATAAGAAGTGGAAGTGCTAAAGCGAGTGTACCTGCAAAAATAAGAATGGCCATACCCATATCTTTGATAGCATCAATACCACCGGTAATGACATCCATCTTCTGCTTTGCATCTTTTGCGTCACCCATGGCATTTAGGGCTTCCACAATGAGCTTCATGCCCTGACCAATACCAGTAACACCTTTTGCTACTGCCGCGGCGTCACGGCCTTTAATTTTAACTTTATTGCCAACCTCTTTCTTTTCAGAAATGATTTTAAGATAATCACGTATCTGTATAAAAACGCCAAACAGGTCTCCACCTGGGGAAACCTGTAAGGACGTTAATTCTACAGCATTTGCAATTCGCTCTTGCTGACTATTTGTTAATTTCTCAAAAGGAGACTTAAAGAATTGCACTTAAAATTAAGCTATTATTTCTCTTATATATCAAAGTCTAGGTACCTTAATATTTGGCATCTTCATTGCACCCATATTAGGCATCTTTGGCATATTAGATTTCATAGAAGACATTTGGTCATTCATTGTTGCCTCTTCTTTCTCATTGCCCCTCTGTTGTTCCTTCAACATTGTTGAAAGTTCTTTTAGATGATAATGGTACTCGTAATACGGCATTGCTTCAATTTCAGACGGTTGCATCTTCATATGATGCATAAAGTAAAACTTCGTCTTAAAGAAGTTCTCCAGCGAGATCTGAAATAATGAAAAGACTTTTGATTCCACCTGGAAAGTTTAGCGGTACAAGGACCTCCTCGCCTTGCCTATCAACTACTAAATCAGGTTTAACACCAATTTTCATTTTCTCAGCTAGTCTGTAAATAACCATATACTTTCTTTCACTCCAACCCTGGAACTCGATTTCATTTTCAAAGATCTTCTTTGAATTGAAACCTCTCCAATCTTGTGTGATATATGGTAGGATTTGAATAAATGACTGGTCCCAAGATTTGCGCTCTCTTTGACGAGATTGCATAAACTTAGTAACCTCTTCCATAACACCAACTGTTGGTGGTGTCATAATAACTTCACCAGCTGATTTAGTTTGAATTACATATGCTCTTTTTTCAGCATCGTAGTATTGTTCAATTTCTTCTGGTACATTTTCAGTTGTAAAATACTTTGTACTTAGTTCAACATCAAATGGTGTACCATCCTTATCTTCACCTTTAAGCATTAGCTTGTTTTCAGGTTCTGGGAATGTTAGGTCTCTAATAGATAGGATTACATAAATTCTGTCTTCTTCACAGATATCTTTGTAAGTCAACATCTTTGTACCTGATTTGAACTTTGTACAAGATTTAATAATAAGATTAAGCTTCTCTTCGATATCGACAAGGTTTGTCTCATCCATTGTTGAGAATTGTCTAATCTCAGCTACTCTTGCTGAACGAATTTGAAGCTTTGCATCTGTTGGATAAAACTTACCTTCAGAAGGTAGGTCTTCTAGATTAATATCCATCCATCCTAAGTGTGCATCAGCATCTAAAGTATCATTCTGCCATCTAGCCATTGACGCTTTACCAAGACCATTTTTCTTAACCTCGTTAATCATGTCTTGGTCTTTGCTTTCTACCATGTCCTGGTAGGGATCCCTCGTGTTGTTTTGATCTTCCATAAATTATTTGTTTTTGAGCTGCTTTAGTTTATCTTTACTGAAGACTTTTTCTTCATCTCCTCTAGATTCTATCTCAGTTCTGATTAATTCTCTAATAAAAGCGGACATTGAAATAGGTCTAATACCTCTTTCGATTGCATCATTTAATATAATCCTATTGAGGACCGCAACCTCGTCTTCGGATAATAGTACTTGCAATTTGTTAGTTAGTTTTGAACTCATATTATAATGGTATTATAATAACTTTTTTAGGGTTAAAAAGAGAGCAGGTTTTACCCTGCTCTCCAAAATTAAATTAATAATCAATTAAGCTAGTTCTTCTTTCCATGAATCACATCTGAATTGAACTTCCATTTCCTGTGGTTCAGCTGCTGAATAATCACCAGCTTCTAGGAATGGCAAGCCAGACATTAGGAAACAATCTTCTAGAGTAACCGTTCTAAAGATATCACCCTTTCTGTTGAATTGAGTAACGATGATTGTACCAACGTAATCCTTTTTAAGGCCCATTTCACCAGTGTTAGGGTTGTAGATTAGTTTATACCAATCCTTTAGTGTTTTGTAAACATAAGCTTCGTTAGCTTCGTTTAGGTTAAGTGTAAAACCAACTGTTAGGTCGATAGACGTTGTATCTGGCTGACCAGCGAATGAACGTGTTACAAACTTAAACTTCTGCTCAGTCGTGCCGATAGCTTTGTTGATATCCATACCAGAAATTGACTTAACATGCTGAAGTAGCATGCCAGCATTTGCAACACCGGCTGGAGGAAGGATAGTTACTTCGAATAGATTCTGTTGAACTGGTTCAAAGTTTCTACCTTTCTTGCTTGTTTGATCTTGTGAATAATGTGGAAGTGGCATATCTTCTATAATCTTTTTTTATATATCTGATTAATTGAAGTTACCTGTCGCAATTTCACCAGTGTTTAGAACTGTAGTTCTTTGAACAACAATTTCTAGACCTTTAACCGGCTCAACAAAAGTATCTAGGATACCGATGTTTGCGTCAATGACCTCATTTGTATTATTTGTTGTATCCATTACGTTTTTGTAATCGTACACACCGTAATCCGCCTTAACTGATTCCATGAATGAATCTGCAAGTGTCTTGATTTCAAGTCTTGTTTGTGGTGTGTTGAATTCAAATACGTAATCCTTTAGGATTGCTGCTAGACCGTCCTGGATGTAAATCAACACCTCTCTTACGTGAGCTGAAGAAAGAGCTGATTGAACTGACTGCTGTGCAGTCTTGTTACCTAGGATAGTTAGACCCGCACCTCTTTGGAAAACGATTGGGTTGATACCGAATGGCTCAAGTACGTCTCTATCTGCCTTATCAAACGCGTATTCAGCGCCAACAATACCAGAACCTGAGATAACGCCTCTTCTTGGACCGGCAACGATTGCCCATGGTGCAGAATCAGTGTACTTATCAATAAAGTTATTAGATACGTAAGCTGCAGATGGAACCACTAGGTCCTTGTTATTTTCTCTAGCGATAAGTGCAGTGTAGTAGAATGCGTAGTTAGCACCATCATTGATACCTGGTAAAGCATAAAGAGATGTTGGATTCTTATCTAGGTTACCACCAGTTGCAATGTAGTTGATATCAAACGCGCCGCCTGCATTAGTGAATGAAGGGTTAGTTGACTTCTTGAATTCAAAAATTGCTGGAGCATTTAGAATCGCAGATGCATTCTGTCTTTCTTTTGCAAGTGCAGATAGCTGAACCTTGTTTAGAAGACCACCGTCATAAGATGCGAATGTATCAACAATATATCTGAAAGTAATATTGTCTTTATCAACTAGTGCGTTTGCTAGACCAGAACCAAGTGTTACTGCATCTAGGCAATCAGTAATTGTTTGTGCACCAACTGCAGCACCATTTAGTACAAATGTTTTATAGTGAGAAACTGCTTTTTCAAATGACTTGTAACCTTTAAAGTCTGAAGTTGCCGCAGCTTCACCAGATGTGTATACTCTGTATGTAATATCACCCGTAACACCATCAACAGTTTTAGCAATTCTTAGAACCTTAACCAATCTATTTGGTTCAGCTGCTAGGATGTAATCACCAGCAACTAGGTCTAGGTCATGAGCACCAGCTGTAGATACAAAATCTACAAATGCACCTGACTGCCAAGTGTACGTTAGGTTTGAATCAAGTGCATAAGATCTTGCACCAGCACCGATAGCATATGACAGAAGATCATAAGAAAGTCCAGCACTGTATGAGTGACCAACTAGATCAAGCTTAGTGCCTGTTTCATCTAGGATTGCATCTTCTTGAACCGCGCAGAAAAGACCAGTTCTTCTTGCTTCAGAATTAATAATAGTTTCAATGTAAAGGTTATTACCCTCTTTATCAGTGAAGTTTGGTAGGATTGAACCTGTGTATTTTGCAAGTAGAGAAACTTGTCTTAGGTTTGCAAACTCATCAAGCTTTGTTTTATCTAAACCAGCTGTTGTGAAGTATTCACCGTAAACAGGATCCGTATCCATTGCAGCTGCCTCAAATGAACCCTTGAATACAAATACGTCAACCATAAAGTCTGACATGTAATCAAATGCATTTAGGTGTGCAGGTACATTACCTTCACCATACCAGTCTCTTGCTAGAATATCAAAACCTTTTGTGTCTTGAGCAGCTCTAACAATAACAGTGATATCATCTTGCTTGATATTGATAAATCTTAGTGCATTTTTTTCAAATGTACCAACGACTGCATTCAATTCAGCATCTGATGGTGTCCAGAATTTTTCAGTGTTGAAAAAGCTTGAATAGCTGTTTTTACCTTCTTGTGTTACAAGCGTTGCATCAGTTGCATTAGTAATTAGACCCTTATAGTTGATGTAATCACCAGACTCTGGTGTAACAATAACCGTTGGATTTAATGGATCATAAACCGGTGGTACGTATGCGTCAAAAGAAGACAGGTTAAGTGCTAGAATAGGACCTCTTGTTAGAGCTGCAAGCGCAGATCTGTGGAAGAACATACCTTTCTTTTCAAGGTTCTTGTCGATTGAACCGAAAACCTCGATAAACTGTTCAGTAGTGCTAATAAGAACTGGAGAATTGTAAGGACCCTTCTTAGAGTGACCTACAACCAGTCTGATAGTTTCAGCTGGAATATTTGAAGTCTGAGACTTGTCAAATTCTAGTCTGTAAACACCCGAACTTTTAAATTGTAATAGTTGTGGACTTAGTGCCATGATGTATAACTATATTTTTTATTTTATGTATATATCTCCGTTTTAATCTAATTGTTATGATAATAGATCATAAATATCATACTGTAGGTCTCCATCGCCATCAAAATCTTTATATAAAATAGATTCCATTTTATCATGTAGACTTTCATCAATAATATCTAACGCTTCTTCCACAAAGTCGGCATAATCAGTAGTACCGATAAATTCACAGATAGTTACACACGTCATAATAGTATCATCATTACCGTGCTGTCCACCGTAAGAACCATTTGGTAAAGTACCAAACATTGACGCTTCGTCAACTGTTGTCTTTTCATCAAAATAGACGCGGTTAGCTTCTGCTAGCTTTTTTAGGTTTTGACACATCACCGGTTTGTTATCTGATTTAATACGAATACCCGGCTTCAAAACCCTGGCGTCATGGCGGTGTTTGAACCTAACAATCATTTCTTCATCAAAGTCATTTCGTCTTGGAAAAAGAGAAGTCAAATATTTAATAAGAATTGTACCGTATGTATTGAATTCTATAACCAGCTTTGTGTTCTCCGGATTGAAAATATCTACTGAAAGTGTATAGAGAACTTTTGCAAAGTCTTCAATAACATGTTCATTAGACCTAAATACGCCAATTTGTTTTAACATGAAAAAGTCATACATGGCACCCGGATTTTGTAAGATTTCCATATGCTTTTCTTTCATAGGTATTAATTCAAACATGTTGATAACAGAATAGTCACCACCATTACCCTCCGCAATATCAATTGAGAACGTGAAGAATCTTCCATCTTCTCTTGCATATGCTGGATCAAAATCTGGATGCCATTGAAGAAAACCCTTCATATCCATATGAATATTTTCAAATTCATCTAGGTCGTGGTATACATAATTCTTAATGCCTTTACGTAGCATCTTCATTGTGCCCGGGCTAAATAGCAGGTTTGACGATGAAACGAATTCATTACCATACTGTCTATTAAATGCCTCTTCAGAACCTAGGTTATTAAGTTCTCGTTTGTACCAGCTATCATCACGGTCTGGGTGTTGCCACCAATCAATACGTGTTGGTTTATATGCATTTTCACCGCGGTCAGCTGCCGAATAAATTTCATAGAATTTATTAAAGCCGTTCGGTGTTGATGTGATATTAATACGAGATACCTTCGAAGCCGAAAGCGTTGGATAAACGTTTTCATAAAACGTATCCACAATTGAAGGATGCACGTGAGCAAACTCATCCAAATACAGGTTGTGGATTGTAAAACCAATACCCGATTTTGCAGTTGTTGATTGACCAACAATACGGCAACCATTGTCACACTTAACGTTCATAA